ATCTACAATTTGTAGTAAGCCCATTCTGGCTTGCATAATTTCACTGTCACGCAATTCAGAATAGTTATTATCTTCGATGTAATCGTATTTAATTCCAACACGAAGATCATCCCATTCATCTGGACGGATAATACCTTTACAAATTAACTGAACACGAAGTGCGTTGTTAAATAATGCATTAAATTTCTTGCGCAGTCTAACAATAAACTTATTAAACTTAACTTCATCACGAGTAATTTCTTGTGAACGACCAATGCTAAAACCAGAAGACTGTTGTAGTCGGCTAATTGGTACATTCAATGCATGGAATAATTTACCTTGGAAGTATTCAATGTCTTGAATCTCACCTAAGTTTTGTCCACCTGGAAGTGTAGTAATCTCAGTACCTTTACCACCCTCACGACGAGGCATCCAAAAATCTTCCATCATTGACAGGTGACGACGATCGTCACGAGTTTCACCAGTTGTCGCATCATAAACAATTTTGTTACGGAACTTATTCATAATGTCCGTTACATACTGCTCTGCTTTCAACTTAGGTAAATTACCCACATCAACATAAAAAATTCTTCGTTCAGGTGCACGACTGATACGATAGATGACAAGGGAGTCCTCGATCATCTTTAATTGATTAACTGGTTTGATTGCCTTATGAAGATAAGACATTGCCATACCAGTATTTGGATCTACATATCCTGATGGAACATAGACCACTGAATCAAGAGCTAGTTTAACACCATGTGTTGTTTGCTCTGTAATTCCTTTGTCGTTGTAAAGATAGTATTCTTCTACTTCTTTTACAACTTCAACACCTTGCGGTGTTCTTTCTTTTTTAATATTCTTAATACGACGAATCTTGCGAGGATCAATGTATCTTAACTCTTGAATACCTGCTTTAACATTTGACTCATCGATAAGGATTTGATAATATAACCTTCCGTCAATATACCATGCACGGAAAGTTTCATGTGCTCTTTCATCGAACTTTAATATACGAAGTACATTATCAAATTCTTCACGAATTTTAGTTTTAATATTATCTGAAACTTTAACTTCATCAAGAACAATCTCAACAGATTTGTGGGATTCGTCAGCCACAATTGCTTCGTTGACAATGTCTTCGATCGCACCATCACAATCACTATACTGTGCTACTTCACGATAGCGACGAATCAAATCATTTTCGTTTTTGATAACACCTTCAAGATCCATGACCATACCGTAGTATCCACCAGCATTTACACCAGTGTTTACTACGGTTGCGCCTGTCTCATTTGGACTAGGAGGAACTACACTCGGTAGTTGCCCCTCATCCTTACGCTTTATCTCAAACCCAAAAATCTGCATTATGTAATAACCTTCAGTTAATTATTAAAGTGGGAAACTACCAACTGGAGTATCAATAGAAACATTGACACCGAAGCCAGCAGCTGCACCAGTAGCTGATGTGAAGAAGTTGTATTGGAACTCTACATCAAACTGTTCAATTGCATTTTGTTGCTCGTAATCTAAACCGATTGCGGAAATTGTTGTTGGGAATGCATCAACAAACTTATAACTCTTAATAATTGCACCATTGCGATCTAATTGGTGAACAGACAAGTCAACTTGGTAGTCAGTAGGATTAGTACGACCATTAGTTGTATTGTAATTCTGGATACCAGACTGCCATTGCTCTAGTGCATTACGGATACCGAAAGTAGTATCATTGTAAACTGTCACAGTCCATGGTTGGAATGTTCGTTCACCAGCAAAGTTAACTGGGCGACCACGATACAAGACTGGTAGAGTCTCGATAGTGGAAGCAGGTAATTGAGCAGCCTTACATAAGAACTGTGCTCTCTGTCCTGCAACTACACCCAATGTAACATATGACGGGAATGTTAATTCAACACGGAATTGATTAGGGCGAGCACCGCCACCAATCATCTGCGCTTTGAAATCAGCAATATTTGCCATTTAATTCTCCTTGTTCTTTTCTTTATTTATCTTAAATTACGCACCGATTTCTGAGAAGTTAATCGCAGAACGAGCAGCAACGAAATTGAGAGTGATAAAGTTGATAGAACGATTTGGCTTAACGAAGATATCAGCAACGAATTCGTTACGATCGATAACTTCACCTGTGTTGTTAGACTCATCGCACTTAACAACGAAATCAGTAATACCACGACGACCTTGTACGTCACGTAGGAATGGCTCGACTAAGTTCTTGAACTGAGCACGAGTAAATCCATCGTTGAATTCAAACAACTGGAATTTAGCAGCAGTTGCAATCGCTTTTTCCATAACGATGAATAGACGACGCACGTTGATACGATCGAACGCACTTGGCTTTGCCAAGAGAGTCTTATCACCAAACAAGACAGTGCCTTCACCTGGGAATGTAACAACAGGGTTAACACCAGACTTGTAGAGCATATCTCTTTGAGTTTTGTTTGGATTGAATGCCAACTTAACAACATTCTTAATTTGTCCACGATTCAATCCAGATGGAGACCACCATGGATCATTAGTGTAATCAGTACGAGCGCAAAGACCAGCAACATCACCATTCAATGGAACATAACGGTATTTGTCGTTGTAACGATCGTATTGATACTTGTAACCAGAGTCAAGAACTGCATAAGAACTAGATGGCAATGCTGCACGGTATGCAATAATTGCGTCTTGTTCGGTAGAAGTAGAACCAATGATTGGGTCAGCACTAGTAGTGCTTTGTGGAGATATAAACGCTACGCAATCTAAACGAGTTTCGCAGATGTTATTGATAATATATGTGGCAGTTGCAGCAGTTGCTTTACCAGCCATAATTAAACTAATATCATACTGTTCAGCATTAGAGAACAAATTGAACGCATTTTGTAATTCAGCATCAGTTGGAATAAAATCATCAGTACCACCAGATAAAGAAACATTGACAGTAGCAGTTAATAATTTGAAAGTAACACCAGCAGCTGCAGAACCCCATGCTGCACCACTAGCAGCTACAGCAGTAGGATGATCCATCCACCAAACGTATTCTGAACGAGCGTTCAATACATTTTTGTAGTAGTTATTAGTTCCGTCAGGTTTCTTAGCGTCAGATGCTTTAGAAACATAAGCAAATTTTTCTAAAATAGTACCTTGTGTTCCAGAGAATGCGCCATCTTCATCGATAACGATAATGTGCATTTCATCTTGAGAACCGCCAACGCTTGTAGCGTATGTAGAAGTTGCTGGAGCAGAATCAAATTCGTCTTTATATGCCCAAGCGCTAAATCCAGCAGAGTCACACATAGCAACTTTTAAAGAGTTACCAAGAGTACCAGCATATTTTGCAGAAACTGGACCAACAATACCAGCGCCATTCGCATAAGTGCTATTGTATGTTTCGCCGTTGATAATTTTTAAACCAGCCACAGAAATTGTGCCAGTTATAGTAGCTGTAGTACCGCCACCGCTTGGAGCAGCAACAGTAATAGTAGGGAGAGTTGAGTAACCAGATCCAGGTGTAACAATTACTGGATTAGTGATTGTTGAAGAAGCAACAGTTACAGAACCAGCAGATGCATTACCAGCTGAGAAAGTAGCAGTAACAGTACCTTTGTATCCAGTGCCACCAGCAGTAACAGTAACAGAAGCAACTGATTGGTTTGATGTTACAGAGTATGTCAGACCAGTTGGAGTACCAGCAGTTGTTACAATCGCCACATCACCAGTTGTTTGCAAAGTAAATCCTGTTACAGAAGAACCAGAACCAGTAATAGCAGAAACTTTATAAGTTGTACCAGTTGTGTACCCAGTAATACTACCAGTACCACCTAGTGTACCAGTAATTTGAATTGTGCTACCAACTACCAATGTAGTAGCAGTACAAGTGAATTGGCCACCAGTACCAGTAATAGCTACACCAGCTAAAGTTGGAACTGTCATCACTGGAGTAAATGTTGCACCAGAACCACCACTTGGGGCAGAAATAGTAACTGAAGGTGCAGTGGCATAACCAGAACCGCCAGAAGAAACAGCAACGGCAGTAATTGCACCACCAGAAAGAGATACTGTTACTGTTGCTAGTGTACCCCCATCAATATCAGGTGCGGCAACTGTTACTACTGGAGCACTACCAGTAGATGAATAACCAGTACCTGGATTATTCATAGCAACAGTACCAAGACCGCCAGTTGTAGTAGCAACCGCATTCAAAGATCCAGCGTCTGCACGAACTAGTAATAAGTTATTTGTATAAGATAGGAAGTTCGCAGCTGTGAAAAAAGATTGGAAATTGCTATCGTTTGGTTTACCGAAGCGACGAACTAATTCGTTCTCCGAGCTAACTGTCACAGGCTCCAATACTGGACCCCATGGAAATACTCCAGCATAAGCACCAATAGATGATGATACTGCTGGAACGATAGAAGTGAAATCTTTTTCTACGACTGCAACGCCTGGAGATAATTGGAACGGCATTGTGTTTCTCCTTGTTAATAAGTTTACCTAGACAATTTCATGTCTACATTTTATTTAGTTTTCACAAGATTTCTAGAAGTTCAGTGGAGCCTCTTCAGGCTTCCCATCTTCGTAGAACCCAAATGGTGTTAATTCTTCTTCAATCGCTTGCATTTGTTTAGCGTACATAATATTTCGTAGATTAATATTATTTAGGTCTTTGAAATATGAGTTGGTTGTAAGCCATCCGAATAGTACCAGAGGCATTACCAAGTCATCGTGATAACCTTCGTCAGCCTCATAAGATCCTTTTTTCTCGATAAAAGTCGAAATTTCAGAGATCGTATCAGCGTCATTTATAATAAGTTTATTTTCTTCAACTAGTGCCTTAAAGTTATGACACCCAATTCGTTTGATCTTTTTATCGGTATTGACACCCAACTGTGTTTTACCACCACCGAAACCACCTGAGACAGTTTGCCCCATAGCGTGTCTTGTAACCATCAATATATTTTCGTATTCCATCTCAGAGTATAGGATGTGAGCAACCTGTTCAGAGATGTTAATTTCCAATAATACAAATGCTTGGTTATACTCGTTTCCAATTTTGTAGATTACATTTGGATAGAGCAACGGGCTAATTTCATTATTACGATATTTTGCAACGATTCTATACGGAACCTCTGTAATATCAATAACTTGGAATGCTGAATAGTCTCCACCAACTCCCTTGGCCACATCACAGACCATACAATAAGTATGACCAGCCTGTGGGTTTACATACACATCCAACCCATCTTTCTGGTGGACGATAGTATCTGGACTCATTCTAGAAATAGCATCTGCTCTAACTAGAGTGAGAGAAGAACCCAAGAAGTTACAAAGAACCTCTTGAGTAAATTTAAGTTCACCGAGCTGTGCTTTTTGTTCTGCAGCCCATGCTTCATCACGACCTGGAATTTCCCAGTAAGGAATGAATAGATTAACGAATCCATTTCTACCTTTTTCAGCGTCTGTCCAAAATTTCCAGAAGTGATTATAACCCAACGGAGTAGATGACAACAGAATCTTAGTAGTTTGTCCAGCTGAAATAGTTGGATAAACTGATGTAAAGAATTCTTCTGCCACGTTGTTTGGAATAATCGCAGCTTCGTCAACATACAACATGTTGACGGATTTACCACGAATACCAGACTTACCTGTTGCAGCAGTGAATACCTTTGAACCATTCTCTAGTTCAATGTCACCTTTGTTCCAAGTAGTAACACCTTGTTGCATCCACTTTGGTAGCAACTCATACATTATTTGATAACGATCTAAAACCTCACGTGCAGCAGTTGCTTTGTTCGCAAGGATAGCCACAGTTTTGTTGGCTTGAAAAATCGTGTACCAAAGAATGTAGGCTGCAGATGTAGTTGTCTTACCTTGCTGACGACCTTCCATAAGAATCACACGACGATTATTATGGATTACATTTACTTTGTTCTTTTGGCAGTCGTATAGTTTGAAGAGTTTTAAACCATGATCTAGTGTAACAATATAGCAGTAATTCTCAATAAAGTATATTGGATCCGCTGCACACTTCATGTACTCTTTTACATCTTCAGGTGTAAAGTCAACAGTAACTCCAGCTGCTTTAAGGTTGGAGTTTGAATTATATACTTGTGCCATAATTAAAATCCGTCCAGCCAACTCTCCGTAGCAACTGTTGCAGTAGTGAGATCACCATCTGCAACATAAACCCGATTGGGATTACTAAAGTCTTCGTTATCGCCAACATTGGCATTAACTTGTTGAATAACACTTTTATCAGAGATTGGTCCAAACAGATTCATCTTCATTTGGAAGTTAAGACTATGTGTTACGAATCTACGAGTTTGAAAATCGCCATCGTAGTCGTCTTGGACTGATACACTATTTAAAACGATAGGTACATCAATCTTAACATTCATGTCTGGAACTACATTTATTGATAATGTATACTCAGGTGTAAATGTTGGAAGGATTTGCTCGATGATTTGTAAACCATCTTCTTGAGTTTTCGTAAGGATGTATAGAGACAAATCAAGATTATATGGGACAGGAGTATACATAGTAGATACTGAACCAGTGCCATCACCACACTTCAACTGTTGCATACGATTTACCTTTCGTTGTGCATCATAGTTGTATCCAATAATCTCAAATGACATTCTTGGAAGAGTAGTATAAACATGATTTTCCAAGGATGGATCTTGATCTAAACGAACAATCCATTTTTCTTTTGGAGCATATGCAAGGGGAACTTGTAATCGTTGAATAACAGCACCAGTCACAGAATCACCTTCACGACGATCGATATAGATGTCACTGAATAGTGAACCGAATCCTACGATGCACTTACGAATAATTCCGTGGTAATATACATTATTGTTTAACATTATGGATTATTCGTATTATCGATCTCACCGAATGGATTTGTTACACTGAACAATACATCTTGTGATTGAGTTTTAAATTTGTTGTTATCACCGAAAGAATTAACTTTATCAATATTTATATCAATACTTGCAGTTGCTAGTGCGCCAGTTCCACTACCACCAGTAATATTAATAGAAGGAGCAATTTGATATCCAGTTCCTGGATTAGTTATATCAATACGAATAATTTTATTTGCTGTCGCACCAGTTCCACGTACAGCTGTAGCTGCAGCATCACGACCAGAAGAACTAAAAAATTCGACTGTTGGAACAGAAGTATATCCAGATCCTTGATTTGTCACAGTGATAGAAGTAATCTCTCCATTTGGAGATCTAGTAGTATTAGTTGTGAATGTCTTGAGGGTTTCAAAGGCATCAATTTCTGAGATACCAGTATCAATTTTCTCAGAAGCATACTGGAACAATTCAACTTGTAACTTAAATACATATAATTTACCAAGTTGATAAAATGGATCTTGATGCTTGACAAATTTAATCTCAAATAAACCTTTAGTTAATGGAAAGTAAATTAAGTCACCTTCACATGGACGAGTAGGAATAATTGTTTGTCCATAACGACCAACCAATTGATCCCATCTACGACGAGCAACTACCAATGTAGCTGACTGTTCCATCATAAGACCAAACTTCTGAATAAAAGCACCTTGACCATCCAGAGAATCTACATTCTCAAAGTACATTTCGATTGGAAATGACGATGTAAATTTTGATAAACGATCTTCGCCAAGAATCTCATCTTTAGAAACTAATGTTCTTGGAATGTACATGAACTCATTACCGTAAATCTTAAGAGATTCGATAATGAGATCTTCAACTAGATACTGTTCGTTCTTAGTACCATGTGTAAAATAAACATTAGTAGGCATCTATTATCCCATGAAGAAATCTAGAGGTGCTGACTTATTTTGCAAATCGTCTTCAAGTTCTTTAATTTCTGTAGTTGCTTCATCATATAGTTTATCACCATCTAAAGTTACACCACCTGGAAGTTGAATGCCAGAGAATTTCTTAATGTTAGTTGCCCATTGTTTCTTAAGCAATGCAGTTACATAATGCTTTAACCATGGCTCGTTATAAACTTTAGACCATGTTGTTGGATCCATTGCACGATAAGATTGTACAATAATATAATCACCAAGAATAAAATCAGTTGCCCAATTTGCGTCTAGGTATAAACGACCATTCAAACGATTAAATCTATATCCTTGATGACCATTTAACTCTAAATCTAATAGAGCCAAATGAGACATAACTGTTTTGTAGTAGATTAAAGAAGTAGATGTTAAATCATACAAGTCATTTAATCTTAATTGATACTGCAAATCGAAGATGTTTTTTGAAGACGATGCTTGACCAGCAGATAGAATCTTTGTGACACCCCAAACATAATCTGGAACTTCAATATAACGATTATCATATTCACGGAGTGTAATTGTAGAAGTAGTTGCAGTAGTACCAGAATTACCACCAGTGATTACTTCACCAGCAGTAAATGTACCAGATATATTTCTAACTAGTAATAATGTTCCAGAAGAAGTTCTGCTGGATTCTTGACAAACTTCAGCAGTTGCACCAGAGGTTGCTCCAGTAATTCTTTCTGCCAAACGAAAATTTGCAGCAATAGAAGTAGTAAGAACAATCTCAGAAGCACGAATCTGTTGTTTAAGATAAATCTGTTCTACACCCTCATAATGATAGAGTTTCCAGTAATCCAATGCCTCATCAATACGATCTTCGATTTGATCATCGTCCACATTAATTTCAAGCACAGGTGCGCCCAATG